CATTTGTCATCCTTCGGATGGTTGGTTCGTGGGGATGTGAAGAAGGAAGATTTCTTGGCCGTCTTGGGTGACCGGCGCGAGGGAGAGGCTGTCATTAGTGGCGACTACGAGTCCGCCACCGACAAAATCTACCTCGAGGCCGTCGATGTCATCGTAGACGAGCTTTCGAAGGATGTGAGGTTGACGGAGAATGAAAGAAGCGTCCTGAGAGGATCATTCCAACGCCTGCGTTGGATGAACACCTGCACGGGGACTATTAGGCCTATTCGGAGAGGTAGTATGATGGGGAATCTTGTTAGTTTCCCACTTCTTTGCCTCCTGAATAAGGCCTGCTTTGATATCGCCAGCGATATCGGACGCGGAAGCGGGGCCAACCGCGTCGGTCGTTTTAACGGCGACGACTGCTTGTTTGCAGGTGATCGGAAGTTCTTTTCCCTCTGGAAAGAGGTGACTGGAACTTTCGGACTTTGTGTCAATGTTGAGAAGACCGGCTACTCAAACATCTCTGCGGATTTGAACTCTCAAAGGTTCTTTCTCCGTAGAGGCCAGTTGGCCCCTAAACCTGTCCTTTCGTTCTTCCGACCTTACAAGAAGGAACCTGGCTGCCTATTGACGGAAATTCTCGATGGGCTGAGTACTTTTCGCGGTGAGGTTAAATCCCTCGTCGTGAATTGTATGATGCGCTTCGAGATTGCCGCCAGACAGATTGACTTGTCAACTCTGTCCCGCAGAGAATTTCAGATTCTTTCCAAGAAGTCTTGGTTTCGCCGTGCCCTAACCGATGGGCCGGCCCCTACAATAAGGAAAGGTGTACGTCGTAGTGTTGAAATGGTTGTTGGAGCGCCTCCCAAGGCTTCTCTATATCCCATTTTCGACGTTATGGCGAAAGACGTTGCTGGGGACATGGTCTCGAGATGGACGGGTCAAACCGTTAAACCTGAAAAGGTCTCCATCGACTATGCTTCCTATCGCGAGCGTTCTTCTCAGACACCTTCCTATCAACCTCCTTCCTTCCGCATTCTCCAGCGGGGACCAAAGAAGTGGTCGTTTGTCTGGCCTAAACCAGTTTACGATCACTTTCTTCTCTACGAAGATCGGGCATTTGTTACCGAAAGTGCCCGTCGATCACTATGGATCGACGACCATCCTTGTCTCCATGTTACCATGGAACTTGTTCGGTCCCGATTCGTACGTGGATCAAATAACTTCCGGAGTTACTTTGGCCCCCCCGCATCACTTTCTCCCTGCTCCCTTCCACAGGTCAACTGTGGTTACGCCTAATGAGTAGCGCCGGGCTTCATTTAGCTGGGAGCTCTCGATGATTTCTCCCCTTTAAGAAAACTTTACTGTTTGTGGCCAGTTGAGCCGTGACTTTTACCACCATCTCTATTTCAGATCTCTCCTCCGCAATGACCTGTATGTTACCGCTCCGATTGGGGCGATTACAGGCGGCCTTTGACAAGGCAGGGGGACCTCGGGAACTCAGATGGGGACGAAGGAAGTCGGCCGAAGGCCGGTGGTCGCGAGACCATGCGGGTTGGGAGCTTTCTCTGCAAGTGCCTAGAAAGCCAGTTGACGATCGGAAGAGGAGTCTTCCGACGGGATACCCACACAGACATTATCGCTAGTATTAGGATAGAATAGAGAGCGTCAATGAAAAACCAGCAACACGCTCTAACTGGAAACAGACTCTACTGAGAAAGCAGAGAGTTAACGCGAAAGCGTGGTGGGCGCG